GAACCAGATTAAAAATCCTAGGGATATTAATACCAACAGCGGCCACACCGTAAGTCGCCACAATAATCTTGTTAGTGCTTGTTTTAATTTCGTCATACTCTGTCTTTCTATCTTTAGTTTTTACTTCGCCAGAAACAAACACACTATCTGGTATTTCATTTACAATGAATTTGCCAGACTCAATCCTGTCTACTAGTACTAACGTGTTGCCTGTTAGCGCAATCTCTGTAATTAAATTAGATATCCATTCCATACGTGTAGCGTCAGTAACCAAATATTTTAATTCTTCGGGATAACTTGAAAATTCTTTCCATTCAGCGGTCTGAATAATATTAACATGACACTGACTTAAGATTCCTTTTTCTTGTAACTCATTTGCAGTTACCCTGCCAACTACTTCTCCTAGGCTTGCACGTATGCTCTGAAACTCAAAATCAGCTTTTGGAACAGTCCCAGTTAATCCCCAACGTATAGGTGCATTCGCAAGATTATGAGTAAGTAGAGTTTTTAAAACTTCTGCTTTGGCCATATGAACTTCATCGACAATGACACAATTTACTCCGTCGAGGAATTCTGCCAGACTTAAAATTTCATTGTTATCTTTGGATTTTTTGTCTAAAATATTGAGACTTTGCCAAGTTGCAATTGTATGTGTTTTGCCTATATCTTTTCTGTCGCCGTAGTATACACCAACATCTAGTCCAACATTAACAAAGTCTTCTTCTGTTTGTTCTACTAATGACTTGTTAGGAACAATGATAATACTTCGACCATATTTTTCCACAATTTTTGCCAAAGTTGCAGTCATAATAGTTTTTCCTGCACCAGTGGCAACTTCTTGTAATGATTGTGGATTCTTTAAAAAATTATTAACAACATCAACTTGATCATCTCTCAAACGAATTGGCTGTGCTTCAAATCGATGACCTGTAGGCCAGCATTTTTTACCCCAGAAATCTTCAGAAATTTCAGAAAATTCCAGGAAAGGTGCGGACCTGCGATCTTCATATTCGATGTGATAATTTCTATTAGTTAAAATTTCCAGCACCTGTTCTAGCATACTGAGGTAGGTAGTTCCACCTAGACCAAAAAATGCAATAGTACCGTCCCACCGACCCAATTTATAGGCAGGTCGGTACCTTGCAGTAGGGTCCTCATACTTAAATTTCTTAACCAGTGCTTTACGTGTATCAAGGTCTAAATTTTCTATCTTGATATTGACTTCGTCTTTAATAATAATTTTACAGGACGGCAAAGTCTGATTCCTTAATTTTGTAATTTACAACAAAATGGTGATTTTTTAGATAATTTGACAAAGTATAATGAACACCACTTAATCCAAAATTAAGGACTGATGCAATTTCAATTTTTGATTCAATCAATGGTTTAGGAATCCTACCTGATACAAAGAAAAATTTAATTTTTTCAGATATAGGATTATTAACTTTTGAATCTTTGATAATTTCGTTGGCAGTTTTTCCTGTAGGACCGTCTAATCTAAACAACACACTCATATCCTCTGTTGGTATACCGTATTTCATTAATGTTCTTATACAGTACCTCAAATATTTTAACTCCATACCCCCAGGGATTACAATCAAAGTGGGAGAATTGTAACCTAGTGTATTTAGAAGGTCCCTAAATTCAACTTCTTTCCCGTCAATTTCAATATCTTTACCAAATGGGGTAGTAACACATTTTTTTGTAACTGGGGTGATATCAATATTTTCTAAAACTTCCCCAATTTCGTCAGACCATAAATTTATTCCGTATTTTTTGGCCTGCATTAGTACTTCGACTACATCAAGACTGTCGGGCTGTGGTATGTTTTTAGAAACATTCGTAAAGATAAACTTATCCTCTTTAAAATTTACCATTGGAACATAGGTTTCAATTGAGTTTTCAATTTCTCGTAGCTGAGCCAACAAATCTAAAAATTTATCATCCGCATAAAATGACGAATCCATGAGATTTGATGCCACCCATGCAATGTGTTCCTCACGTAGGTTGAAATCCCATGATTTTGATTCAGGATTCCAATTTATAGTCTGACCATTGGAAGATTCTTTTGAAAAGAATTCTTTATATTTGCGTATATTTTGCACTAGTCCGTCATCATAGGGAAAACTTACGGAAATTACCTGCTGATTACCAATTTCTTTCTTTTGTATGGTAATTGTTTTATTCTTTGATAATACACGTATAGGTAGTTTATACCGGGGATTATCAATAGAGTCAGAAATGTCAACTTTTAAGGCAGAACCAAGAGAATTTTGGTATTTTTTGATTAGTTTTACTGCCAAATTGGCCTGTTTTTCGGTGAAACCGTAACCGGTCATAGTTTGCATGGATAAGCTATGCACTATCTTTGAGTCCATATGGTGCAAATGTAAAACGGGCTCAATAAAGAGCCACTGTCCATCCCCTGCTAGTCGCTGAATAAGATCTTCTATAAACATATTAGTCTATTAAAGTGATGCATCTTCTAGGCCTGCGGTTCTTAACTTTATAATATTACTCAACTGCCATTGCTTAATGTCTAACCCTTTGATAACACCTAGCCATTGGTTTCGTAATAGTGCAAATTCGTTGATAATTTTTTCCATATCGACTACATCAGGTTCCCCGTCGACATATTTTTCAACATCTCGAGAGCTCAATGCTCGTTGATAGTTTTCTAGGTATTTCTTAAAGCATTTTGACCTTAAGCGTCGAAGCTCTATATTAAGGTATTCGAGGATAGCTTCAATTTCTTGAAGATTATTAAAACGTTGTTCAACTATACCAGGCAAAGCAGAGCTGGACTTTTCTATGTTACCATAGATTTTGACTTCAGCTCTAGCTTGCCCAAGTTCGGCATAGAAATAGTCAATACAAGCAGGCAAAAATGAAATATCTTTGCTGACCCTGGCGTACCATTGAGACACAGTTACTCCTCATCTTCGTAGTAACTGTCATCTTCTTGATCGTCGTCAAGTTCTTTAAACTCATTAATAACCGTTTTAATTGCATCATCAAGATATGGGTCATACCCCATGAATCCTTCAAGTACTTCAGCATTAATGTCCTTACCTAACAAAAAGTCAACGTACTGATTGGCTGCCATTTCTTTATTTTTGTCTGGAATGTATTCGCGGAACGTATCCCAGACTTCCATTACTAAACTTTCTTCCATTATTCTACTTCCTCAGTAATATGTGTTGTAGTTAAAGATTCTGCCGCCTTGGCATCCCACTCGTTCATGATAACGTGTAGTTTATCTTCAGTCCAATTCTTACGGAACTCTGCAACAATTTCACCAGTTTCTTTACTAGTATATGCTAATTTATTCCCGACTTTAGATAATACACCCATTTTCTCAAACATGTCAACTAATCCGGATGTAGGGCTCATACCAGTTGAATATGGAATCTCAACTTGAACACTTTCAAACGGTTTAGCATAACGTGTCTTCATGATTTTACATGCGGAACGGATACCTAATACATCACTTACTTTATTACCATCTGCATCAGTTTTTAGTTTAAGTTTCTTCATAGCAACAACAATTGAACTTGCGTAAACAAACCCTTGGCCACCACTGATCTTGTCATCTGGATCAAACATATCCTGGCTTGCATAGGTGTGATTGGTACAAACCATACCTACGTTATAACTACCGAACATGTTTACACAGTTACGAACAAGTGATGTAAGTGCTTTAGGTTTACGACCCATATCACCTTTCATCTCACCTGCTTCAAACTGATTAACATCGGTCGGAGTAAGCAACATACCCAAAGAATCAATAACAAACAATACTTTTGGACGTTCTTCCAACGGCATTACTTTATACTCTTTCATGAATTCTGAAATAGTTTTTGCCACGTCATCAATCATTGCCATGTTAAGTTTTAGCAATTTATCTTCTGAAATGTCAACGCCGAGATCCAATAACCACTGCTTGTCTAAAGCATTTTCGCTGTCAACTAGGACAACAAAAATACCTTGTTCTTGTGCAGCCTTGATAATATTGCCTGAGCAAACATAACTCTTACCTGCACCACTTTCGCCAGCAAAAACTGTTACTTTACCCAGGGGGACTCCCTTAAAGAAGTCCCCCGAGATAAGATAGTTAAGGGCATAGTTACCAGTTGAAATCCAATCGGTTGGGTCGTTAAACCCGATTCCTAGTCCATCAATAGATTTAGTGATAGACTTACGGAACTTCGAAATATCGAAGGCCTTTCCCATGTCTATCTCCTAATTATGATTTTTGACGGTTACGAATCATCGCAAGGATGTCTGCCGCACGTCCACTTGCTTCGGATGTTGCCGGAGCAACCTCTGCTGGAGTAGTATCAAACGGAGCATCTTCTTCAGCATCAATCTCTACTGGCTTGCTAACAGCTTTTGCTGGAGCAGGTTTGCTTACTGACGATGCATTAGAATTATTAGAATTAAAGCCTGCCGGCTTAAAATATTGTCCCCAACGTTCTGGATCATATGCCTCGCCATCTACTGATGCCGCAAACATTTCTGCAATAACTTTGAGCTCAACTTCGCCTGGCTTTTTAGGCAGGAAGTCTTTTAGACTAAACAATCCGTGTTGTTCAATTGCGGCAGCTTCTTCAGCACCTAATGAACGCTCACGACGAGCCCAATTAGAAGTACTGTAGTCGGCATAACCACCTTTGCTAGTTTTAGTGATTTTAAAATCTAAACCGCGAACATAGTCTGTTGGTGTTTCTTCGATCTCCGGATCTAGCAATGCATTTTTAACAATGTTAAAAATTTGGCTACCAATAATGAATCGACGAATTGGATTCTCTGGAGTTTTGCCTTCTTCTTGAAGCTTGCTGTCAACTACAAATCCTTGGAACAAATAGGACTTCTTCTTCCAATACTTACGACCCATATCTTCTAAAGATTTGTCTTTAAACCACGGACGTACTTCTGTCAATACAGGGCAAGTTTCGCCCCACATTTCCATACAAGGAACTTGTACAGTAACAGGCTTGGAGTTTGTTTCAC